GAAAATATCTACATAGAACTATTTGTTGATGGTAAATTAAAAAATGGTAAAGATACTTTCAAAGTTTGGAAGAGATTAGGAATACCATTTACCATACAACCAAAACAAATTGTTGCAGTTGATATGAAATTTACAACAGAAGAAATTAAAGAAACAGTAGCAGGTAGAGTTGGAAGTTTTGATTTTGAGTTTGGTATCCAAGAATGAGAACTAAAAAACTAAATAAATTTATATTCAATGAAATTATTATTGAAGAAAGAAAGTTTATGAAAGTTTCTCAAGAAGTATTTGGTAAATTATTAGGAGTAGATGGTAAAACTATATCCGCCTACGAAGTAAAATCAATTGTTCCTAGCACAGAAGTAATTACTCTTTTGTTAAAAACATTTCAATTAAAATTAAAAGTAATAGATAGATTTGATAATGAAACTATTTATGAATAAATGAAAAAGGGTAGCAGAATTAACTACTACCCTTTGTCCTTAACTCTGTAAAAGTATAAGGACGACCTGTTTCCTTGCCGTAGTGCAAAATATCATGACACCTACAACAGATGACCATTAAATTAGCAGGATTGTCCTGTCCACCGTATCTTCTCCACACGATGTGATGGACTTCAAGGATATAATCCGAATACCTGCCACCACGACCACAAAACCTACAAAGAAACCTATCACGGACAAGGATTTGATACCTGTATTCCTTACTAAGTTTTGCCACATATACACTCCTGTTTAGCATGAACCAAATGCCAACCATCTGTAATGTATGGTTTTGCCATACTACTTGCCTGTTCCATATAGTCAGGGAAATAGAAATTCCTTTTATGTTTTATGGTAAAAGAAAAATCATCTTTGACTAATTTGATAACAACCCATACGGAGCAAGTCATAACTACCTCCTAGTCGTGTTCATAAAGATTATCTGTAGTTACGAACTTATAGTTTTGTTCATAAATACGACTAATCTGCCAACCATTCTCACGATACTCCTTTGTCCATTGCTCTACCAATTCCATTACAACTGTCTTGTACAAACTAGTGCATCTCCGGACAATGCTTAACTCATCTCCATCTCTGAGAAGAATTACCACAACTTCAAAGGTATAGTCCATATATCTCTCCTTACCTATGACTAGATTTTAACTCTAAATCACTAAATAAAAAATTGAATTTAAGAACCTTTATCATAGGGCATCTACCTCATCTTATAGGGTAAGTATTTTTGACATTATAACCAATTATGTTATAATACATTAAGTAATTAAAGAAAGGAAATAACAAGATGAATATAACAAAAATAAACATTGAGTTCATAAATAACAGTATCTATTTCAAAGACCAAGATGGTAAATCCGTAGTCATAATCCACCAAAACTATCAAAAAGAAGGTTGGAATATTACTTTTTCAGGTTTAGGAGAACTTCACAGATTATCTTTTGAAAGATACCTAATAGTTTTTAACTATGCCAAGTTAATGCTTAGAGGTTTAGAAAAGATTAAACAAGACGATAAATTATATGACCTAAAAATTGAGGGATTAGTAGATACTTACGACTACTCTTTAAACAGAGAGTTGATGGAGAATTAAAATGAACCAAGTGGAGTTAAATGTAAAATTAAATAGAAGTAAAGATACAGTATCAATTTTTGTTGGAGAAAACGCAGATAGATTTGATACCTGTGAGTTATACAAAAATGAAAAGGATAACTCTTGGAAGATAAACTTTGCCTATGGTTCTACTATAGATGTTTCTACTGCTAAAAAATTAAATTACCTAAATACTGTAGGTGTTTTATTAGCAGATAAATTAACTAAAAACTTTGAGAAAGAACCTTACTCAATAATAAATGAATTTATGAAAGGACAAAAATAATGGATTACTGGAAAGAAGTTATGGACTTAAAAAAAGCAGGTGTTAAAGAATCAAAAGGAGTTGCTAATACTTTAACAAGAGATGACCTAAACACTATCTTAGCAACAGCAGATTTCTTTGGTTGTAGTGAAGCAGAAATGTCTCAAATATATTTTGATTTGCATATTGCGAAATACAGGGTATTTGATTGGTTAGCAATGGCAATTGGTGGCAGAATACCAAACCAAAGTGTCGTTAAGGTATTTACCTATTCCTTTGTTAAATCAGGTGGAGTTCCTTCTAAATTTATAGAGGATTTACAAACTACTGATTACGATGTTATTAGAGATTGGGAACGAATTGACTTATTAAATAATAACTAATTATGTTATAATACATATGGAGGAATTAAAGATGATGAAATCAATTAAAACAAACCTAAATGTAATTATGTTTTACCTAATTAACTTTCCTTTATGGAAGAAAACTTATTGTTCTACCTGTAAAAATTTATTTACAGATTTAGAACAAATAAGATTTATTCACGAAATAGGGGAGTGTGGCAATTGCGACCACAACAGATACTCAATTTTAGAAGAAGTTTATAGTTATGAAGAAAAGGAGGAATAATTAAGATGGCAAAGAAGAAAAATCAATTCAGAACTTTGAATGATTACAATGAAATTGTTGCTTACTTACAAGAGCGACAAGCAAAAGAGAGAAATATCATTATTGCTATTCTAGGTGCGACTTTAGGAATAGCATTAGTTATCGTATATGTTTTAGTGAAAGGATAAAGATGAGCAAACAATTAGAACTAGAAAAGATGCTAGTTGAAGCAGGTGATGAATTAAAAGAAATTGCCAATGAGTTAAATAAAAACTCTACAAAGTTAATTAAAGCAGAATTAAAAATTAATCTAGTGAAAGCACAATTAGTTAGTCAGGCAGAGATTGTTTCATTACCAAATCAAGTTATGAGGGATGCAAAGATAGAGGAATTGCTACAACAAGACCCTATGTATGCTGATGACTACAGGAACTATTTAGTTCTTAAAACTGAAAACAAAGTTTTATTTACTAAATGGGTACTACAACAAGAGTTAAATAAAAATATAAGAGTAATGTTAATGAAAGGACACAATGATGAGAACTTATGAACCTAAAAAACTAATCAAAGGGTATAAACTTGGATTAAAAAATGGATTTGCTAATGCAGATTTATTTGCTGTTCCAAGGCACAACCTACCTTGTATAGTTAAATGGGAAGGCAGAGAAGAAGAAGTAGATTTAGAAAGGTTTTATGTATTAGAACAGGAATTTGAGGACAAATTTGGTAGGGATAGAACTTATGTATTAAGGTATTTTGAGTTAAAAGAAGTATTTAGAACTCCTATTGCAGAAGCAATGGCAGAAATGTTTGAGAAAGGAAATAACAATGAGTAATCAATGGAAAACAGTTGATGATAAATCAGCAAATCCAATGCACGATTTTGAAGTGCAAAAAGAAATAACAGGTATTTTATTTAACATCAAAGAGGATGTAGGACCAAATAACTCTAAAGTTTATGAGATTGAAATTGGTGATGAAATATTTGGAGTATGGGGAACTTCTATACTAGACCAAAAGATGGCAAAGGTAGAAGTTGGAGATGAAGTAAGAATTATCTTTAATGGTAAGAAAGTTAGTGAAAAAACTAAAAGACAATACAAGGACTTTACTGTTCAGCATAGAAAAATAAGTGTTGCTGATAGCATAGATACCTCTGACCTACCATTTTAATTGGTATAATCTACTCACAGATTGTGGGTAGATACCTGTGTTTGTCATTGCCTTTTTCATCTTGGGCATCTCCAACAAGCACAGGTATTTACCTTCAATGATAAAATTAAATAAATGGACTACAAAAAATGTAAAGTATGTAAGGGAACTTTCCAACCCTTTAGTTCTATGAATATTTATTGCTCTCCTAAATGCCTAAAGGAAGCACTAAATAAAAAGGCAAAGAAAGTTGCTAGTGCTAAAAAAAAGGAAAAGAGAAACAAAGATACGGAGTGGGCAAAAGCAGTTAAAGAAAGAGATAATTACAGGTGTCAGTATTGTGGTTCAAAAGATTATTTAAACTCTCATCATATATTTTCAAGAAATAATTTATCTACAAGACACGATATTGATAATGGAATTACTTTGTGTGCCAAACACCATACTTTTAGTAATGAATTTTCAGCACATAAAACACCTACTGAATTTACATTTTGGTTACAAAAATTAAAAGGTAAAAAATTTATGGAAGATTTAGGAGATAAAGCAAGAACATTAAAACTATGAAGTGTAATACCTGTAAAAAAGAAGCAAGTTTAATCAAAGGCAAGTTTATTGATGGTAAGTATTTAGAAGTGTGCAACAACTGCACCGATATTGCCGTATCTACTATGGGAGGAACTGGTGACGGGGGAGTAACTGCAATTTATGCAGACCAAAAAGGTAATACCTATGCTGTTAATAAAAAAGGAAACATTGTAGAAAATCACAATAACCCATACAGGAATGATGCTAGAGGTTGGAAATATGCTGGTAAAAAAAATATTAAATACTGATATAATCCAAGTAAGATGATTACAATTGGCATACCTGTATTAAATCAATTTCAAAGCACAGAGCAGACTCTTTATTCTCTAAAAGCAAAGCAAAAATACAAAGAAAATAAATATATCTTATTTGATAATGGTAGTTTTGAACCACTTGCTACAAAGATTAAATTAGATTTTGGAAACGATTTAGTTATTAGAGTTCCTGAAAACATTGGACTACCTAAAGCATTAAACTTAATTTTAGATAATGCTAAAACAGATTACGTCTTTTTCACTCACAACGATATAGAAATGTTTGAACAAGATTGGGATGAGAAGATTCTTAAAGCAATACACGAAGCAGGTAATGTGGGAGTTGCTGGATTTTATGGTGCTATGGGAATTGGAACCTTTGATATTTATAAAACACCTTACGTTATGCAACAGTTAGTGAGAACTAATCCAATTGCTGGTACTAAATGCAGACAAGACCCTGCTATACACGGACACTCTCAATTTACTCAAGACTGGATTAAATGCGGAGTTCTAGATGGATTTAGTTTAATTATTAAAAGAGATGGAGTTTTAAGATTTGAAGAAAGTTTTGGACCTCACCATATGTATGATAATGATATTTGCCTTCAAGCATATGCTAATCACAAACAAGTAATTTGTATAAATATGGACATAATCCATTATGGTGGTAGAACTGATGTTAATGAAAATTGGAGTAAAGGATTTGGTAAAGAGAAACACGAAGTCCACGCTGAAGCACACCCACCTTTCTACGAAAAATGGAGAACAGGAAACAACAATGGTAATGTTAAGTTGCCTTTTAGAGTATGACATTTGAGGAAGTTTGGAACTCCGGAACCCATATCTCACAATCTATATTTAGAGAGGAAGGTGAGCAATTATACAAGGAAGTTATGAAACTACCTGAAGGTTCAGTTATTGTTGAAATTGGTGCCTATGTTGGTAGAAGTACCCATGTCCTTTGTACTACAGCAAATTTAAGAAATAGTATTGTAATTACTATTGACCCTTTCCTAACTGCTTTTGATGGTTGGCATAACTCTGACCCTAAAACTGCTTTTACTGAAAATGTTTTAACTAAGTTTAACAATTTAACTTTGATAGAAGGTTACTCTCAAGACGTGTCAGAGCAAATATTATATTGTGATTTTATATTTATAGATGGCGACCATTCATATGAAGGTGTTTTATCTGATATAGAATTATATTTACCTAAACTAAAACCTGGAGGTTGTGTTGCATTTCACGATTATGTTGGTAGTTCTTTTCACGGATTACAACAAGCAGTAAATGAAAAAGTTGGACATTGGCATACAGTATCCACAGCATACTCTTTGTTGGTTAAACAGAAACCTTTTGAAAATGAAAATTGATTTTATATTACCTATAAAAGTTGATGATGATAAAAGAGTAGAATTACTTGCTCAAACTTTAACTACCTTTTTTTTGACAGTTGATACAAATAAATTTAACAGGTTAATTGTTATCAATGACCAAAGCACCCACCCTGAAATAGAAGAATTATTTAGCAGACCGGAGTTTATAGTTAATCCTTTAATAGTTATAAATTACAATCAAACTCAATTAGGGGTAGGAGGTTCTAAAAATAGGGGAGTTGAACTAGCAAGACAATTTGGAGAGGGAGATGCACTTTATTTTATGGATGGTGATGTATTTTATACTTGGAATTGGTTAGAGAAAGTATTAGAAGCATATGACAAATACAAAGATGATTTCAAAATCATTGCTGGTGGTGTTCATCCTTATCTACGACCGAGATTTAGTGAGGATAATGTTTTACTTACATCACACGACGCAATATCTGGCTGGAGTTGGTTTTTGGACTACAACACTTGGGACAAGTACGGAAAGTTAGCAGATAATTCATTAGGAACAGGTAAAAGTGAAGATTGGGAATACTGCCAAAGAATTAGAAATGATGGGTACAAAGTTGGTTGTTTGAAAAATCAAGTTATTGCTCATTGTGGTATTACGAATACAGAAGGTAATCAAATACCTGGATACAGGGAAAGTATTGATTTAGCAAATTCAATTACAGATAAGGCAATATTGTTATGACTTTAACTAGAAAAATAGTTTTAATACTTTTTATATGTGCCGTATTTTATTATGAAGGAATACTATGAAAGTCAATCTTGCTTCAGGACAAAGACCTTTTAAGAAACCTTGGATAAATGTTGATATTAGAAATCAAGGATATGATATTGATATTGAATGTGATGTTAAAAAACTCCCATTTGAAGACGAGAGTTGCGATATTTTAGTTGCTCATCACCTTTGGGAGCATATTCCTTTACACGAACAAGAAGAAACTATCCGAGAATGGCATAGAGTTCTCAAAAAAGGTGGCACTCTATCTATCTTTGTGCCAAACATAAGGGAGATAGCAAATGCTTGGTTATCCGGTAGGATTGACAATTTTATTTTTAATGTAAATGTCTATGGTGCTTGGCAAGGACACATCACTGATTTACACAGATGGAGTTATGATGAAAAGGAACTATATGATAGGGTAACTTGCCAAAGAGATGGACAAGGTTTATTTGATTTTGAAATGAGAAACTATAATCCTACAAATCCACTATACATAGGTGCGGATATTGCTCAGGATTGGTGGATACTATCAAAGGAGTTTATTAAAAGATGATAAAATTACTTGGAGGAAATAAAGATGGCAGAACTTCACATAAACATAGTCACATTAAATAATTTAAGTTATCTAAAAGATTGTATTAACTCAATCAAAACTAAACATAAATACAAATTAAGAATTATTGACCAAGAAAGCACAGATGGAACTCAAGATTGGTGCAGAACTCAAAGTATAGATTGTCACAGGTTCCAACCAAGAGTTAGTTTATCTGAAGCGTGGAACTATGGAATTAGAGAAGCACTAAAAGATAGTCAATGTGAGTTCATATTCTTTCCAAATAACGATGTTATCTTTCACCCTACAACAATTGACAATTTAATTTATGCTATGAAGAAATTTAAGTATGCTATGGTTACTGGTTCTAATGTTGCTCACGATATTTCTTTAGAAGATATGAAATCAAGATTAGAAATGGGGGATTGGAATTTTGATGGATTACCTATTTCAAATTGGAGAGAAGAAGGACCTGATTTTAGTTGTCCTTTAATTACTAAAAAAACAATTGAAGAAGTTGGATACTTTGATGAAAACTTTATGCCTGCTTATTTTGAGGATAATGACTATCACCTAAGAATACTCAAAGCAGGACTACACGCAAAAAGAATTACTAAGGCACCTTACTACCATTTTGGTTCTATGACTATTAGGAGTAATCCAAACTTGGGTATTTCTTCCTCAAGAACTCAAAATGTATTTCTACAAAAATGGGGAGCAATGCCTGCTGATTGTATGGATGGAAAAGGATACAACACACCTTATAACGAAGCAGATAAAAAACATAAACATTGGAGAGGATTTGAAAAATATGAATGAAGAAGAAAAAGGAAGAACAAGTATTTACATAGGTTGTGCTTGTTTAGGTTGTTTAGGTTTATATGTTTTAGTAATGAGTAGTATTTGGTTAATAAGTTTGATGTTTTAATATGAATAAAATTAAAGTTTTAGCATTAATGGATTCTCCTACTGTAGCAACAGGTTTTGCTCAGGTAAGTAAAAATGTTTTAAAGAAATTACACGATACAGGTAAGTACGATATTACTGTTGTTGGCATAAACTTTCACGGAACCTTAACCAAAGAACAAATGGAAAAGCACCCATACAACTTTACACCTGCTATGCCTAATGGATATGCTGACCCTTATGGTAGGGGTAGAGTAATACAAATCTTACAAGGTATAGATAGAGATATAAAACCACCATTTGATATTTTATTTACAATTCAAGACCACTTTATATTGGCAGGTGGAGATGAGTTAGCACAAGGTTATAACTTTTCAAAAAGAATCAAAGAAATCCAAGCAGAAATATTAAATAATCAAAACATAGATATGAAATACCTATTTAATTGGGTAGGTTATTTCCCTGTTGATGGCACTTTACAAAAAAAATGGGTAGAGGCAATTGGAAATTGTGATTATCCTGTTGCTTATACTGAATTTGGAAAGAAAGAAATTGTTAAATTTGATACCGATATATTAAGATTACAAGAGAGGTTAAAAGTTATTTATCACGGAGTAAATATAAAGGACTTTTATCCTATGGAAGAACAAGAAATTAAAGAATTTAGAAAGAATTACTTTCCAAAAGAAATGCCTGAAGATGCATTTTTAATTGTTAATGTTTCAAGAAATCAAACAAGAAAAGATGTTGCCTCTACAATTAAAGCATTTGCTGAATATAAGAAAATAAATCCAAAAGCATATTTATATTTACATATGAAACAATACGACCACGGAGGTGATTTGTGGGAAATTGCTAAACAATTTGGTTTAGAAGTTGGTAAAGATATGATGCTACCTACAAACTTTGACCCACAGTTTGGATTTCCAATTGAATTTATAAATAAAATCTACAATTCAGCAGATGTGTTAATAACTACCACTTTAGGTGAAGGTTGGGGATTTATTAACACTGAAGCAATGGCAGTTAAAAAACCAATTATTACACCAATGAATACTGCTATGCCTGAAATAGTAAATATAAATGATGACTACTTTGTAAGAGAACCAAGTATTGAATACATTGAAAATAATATACATAATTTAAGGGGAGTTCCAATTAAATCAGGTTATGGATTAAATGATTGGATTTGTTTAGGTGCTATGGATAACGGAGTTGTAAGACCAAAAGTTGATATTCAAGATACCGTAGATAAATTAAATTGGGTATTTAATAATAAAGATAAAGTGCAACAGATTGCACAAAACGGGTATGATTGGGTACAGGAACTAACTTGGGATACAATTTGTAAAGAGTGGGAAACTATATTTGATACTGCCTATGCTGAATTAGAAAAAGAAAGAAAGTTAGGACATATAACAGGTAAGATAAAACAAAGACCTAATGACAGATGCAATTGTGGTTCAGGTAAAAAGTATAAAGTTTGCTGTGGAAAATAATATGGAATACAAACAAAAATGGATTTATAAAAAAACTTACTACCCTAGACCTACCTATGAATTTAATCTACCTGCGGGGCATTCTTGTCCATTTGCTAAAGACTGTAAGATTAAAGTTGATGAACATACAGGTAAATTTGACACCATAGGTGCAGGTTATAGATGCTATGCAGCAATAGCAGAGAGATTTCCTGGAGTTAGAAAACCAAGATGGGAGAACTTTAGATTTGTTTTACACGGAGGTAAGATAGAAGTTCCGGATAACGCTAAATATGTCCGTATTCATTCATCAGGGGATTTCTTTAATCAAGAATACTTTGATAAATGGTTACAAATATGTAGGGAACATCCTTACGTAACTTTCTGGGCATTTACTAAATCAATTAGATTTTGGTTAGCAAGAATAAATGAACTACCTGAAAATCTAACTATGACAGGTTCTTTAGGAGGACACGAAGACCATTTAATTCACGAACACAAGTTAAAACATTCAAGAGTCGTTAAATCAATTGAAGAAGCAAAACACTATGACTTACCAATAGATAATGATGATACTTTAGCAATGATTGGACCTTATTCATTTGCTTTGTTAGACAATACCAAATTCACAATTAAAGAAAGGCAAGAATTAACTGATTTACATAATCAAAATTACCAACATATCTTTGATGAAGTTAAATCAAAAATGAGATAGAACTCATAGTGATATAATTTATATATGAAAGAATTAGTAATCAATCCAAGTAATCCAAGAAGCATAACAAAAAAAGATTTTGAAGCATTAAGAACTTCAGTAAATGAATTTGGCAAAATGTTAGAACTAAGACCAATTGTTTATGATGATGAGAACGTAATATGGGGAGGGAATATGCGATACCAAGCATATAAATTAGCAGTACAAGAAGGATTACTAGAACACGATGAAAAATACTTTAAGAAATTACCTAGTGATTGGAATATAGAAGATAAAAGAAGATTTGCTATTGCTGATAATGTTAATAGGGGAGATTGGGATGATGAGATTTTAGCAAATGAATGGGACGATTTACCTTTACAGGAATGGGGTATCAATACTGACTCTTGGGCAATCCACGAACAATTTGAAAGAGCAAAAGATGTAGGTGAATTAGATGAAGCAATGAACACCTACCTAAACGGAACTATTAAACAAATAGTTTTATATTATACAAATGAAGAGTTTTTAAATATAATGGCAAAAGTAGATGAAGTAAAAACATTAAATAATTTGGAGGATAACACAGCATTATTTAACTTCTTGCTGGAAAACTATTATGAAAACAATATTAGTAAAGAGAAGAGAGATTGATTTAGAAAAATACAAACATAGAACTGCTTTAGAAACTGACTATTCCACATTATTAACCGAATCCGCAATTATTGCTGATGAAGATACAGGAGAAATCCTATGCATTTATAAAGAATTAGATGATGAAGAATTAGATTATGCACCGATATTGGGAGCATTAAATAATGTTTCATTTCATACAGGAAAAAGAAGTCATTCAGGTTTGCTATCTACTTCAAGAGTATTTGGTTATTCACCAAGATTAACTTTAAGAAGAGATTATTGCACCTCTACTTCATTTGCTAGAGAATTTCCTGAAGAACACGCAATAGTTTGTAATTATGGAGAAAAGATAGCAAATATCTATCACGAATCAGACCCTGTAATGTATCAAAAGCACGCTGAGATTACAGGAGAGAAAGTGCTAGGAGAATACAAAATACCTAAAACTCCATTTACTTCAGGAATTGTTAATAAAGATAATCAATTAAAATACCATTTTGATACAGGTAATTTCAAAGAAGTTTATTCTGCTATGTTAGTTCTAAAAAGAGATATTGCTGGAGGACACCTATCTATACCTGAATTTGATATGGGAATTGAACTTAAAAATAACTCTCTATTTATGTTTGACGGACAAGGATTACTTCACGGAGTAACTCCGATATTCAAGAAAACTGCAAGAGCAGTAAGATACTCTATTGTTTATTACTCAATGAGGCAAATGTGGAACTGTCTGCCAATTACCGATGAACTAATTAGAATTAGAAAGAAGAAAGCAGAAAGAGAAGCAAAGAGAATTGAAAGAATGAGAGAGCAGGAGAAATCTAATGCTGAAAGTTCTAATTCCTAGTTATAAACGTGGAGGCACAATTAAAACTCATCTAATCTTTCAAGATTATCCTGAGTTATTTGAACCTCACATTATTATTCACAATCACGACCAAGAGTATTTTGATAATCCTAATATCAAATGCCAAATACACATTTCAAATGCTCCATCAGGAGTAGTTAATCAAAGAAATTGGGTATTAGAAAATCTAATAGAAGATGGTGAATGGTTTGTTATGGCAGATGACAACATAGATGAATTTACAGTAGTAGAGAAAGATTACTATTACGAAGAAACATTAGACGTTAAAGACAAATCTAATACCTTTTGGAATAAAGTATTTGCTAAGAGATTAGAAGGTAAAGAAATGTATGATTATTTTACCGAAGATATACAAATTGCTAAAGACAATAAAGCATACCTAATTGGATTTGCTACAACTCCTAATCCGTTCTTTAGGGAACGAAAATACAGATATGTGGGATATGTGCTATCTAAAGCAATATTGATGTGTAAAACTGATTTTAGATGGGATACAAATGTTTTAGCAATGGATGACTATCAATTATCAGCAGAGCATACATACAGATATGGGAAAGTAGTAATAAATAACTACATTAAACCTATGGCAAAACATTACCAAGCAGGTGGTATTGGAACCTATGAAGCAAGACTACCTAAAAAGATAAGAGATTGTAAGTATCTTAAAGCAAGATATCCTGGATTCTTTAGATACAAAGAAAAGTCAGGAAAACATCCATTAGCAGAATTACAAATAACAATGACATCTGAAGCACAAGTAGAAAAGTGGAGATTTATTATGAAGAAAGTTCTAAAATACGACCCTGAATTCTACAAGAAAAAAGTAGGGGAATTAGACTTGGTATAATTGAATTATGACTTCAAACCAAGACATGAATAGAAATCCAACAGGTAAAGGAGGATTCAAAGATAATCCACAAAATAGGAGTAATGGTTCTTGGAACTCAGAAGATAGTATTTCTTTTCAATACAAAAAACTAATTAGAATGCCTGTTAATGACTTTAAGAATTGGTTACAAGATTACCCTGAAAAAGATAGAACTGTTGCTCAAGAATTAGCATACAATGCCGTAGTAAAAGCAAGGAAAGACCTAAAGTATTTAATAGAACTAACTAATAGAACTGAAGGAACTTCAAAGCAATCCATAGATGTTAATGGAGATTTATCAGTCACAACTTTACTTTCAAAATTAACAGGTGAGAATATACAAGATGAAAATAATACACAACAACCTACAAGAGATAATTAACTTTCATCCACACGAAATCCAACAAGAGATTATTAGAGATAACTCTAGATTTAAGATATTAAATGCTGGTAGAAGATTTGGTAAAAGTTTATTAGGAGCATACCTTGCTACTTATCAAGCATTACAATCTAATCAAAGAATTTGGGTAGTTGCTCCTACAAATATATTGACTGAGAAGATTTGGAGAGAACTATACTCTTGGTTCATAGGACCTCTAAATCCTATGGTAGAGCAGATATATGGTTCTAGAGGTAATTTAAGACTAATTACAAAGACTGGTTCATTTATTGAATGTAAATCAGCAGATGACCCTACAGGACTTATTGGTGAGGGATTAGATTTATTAATTATGGATGAGGCAAGTAGGATTAAAGAGATTGCTTGGAGGGAAGCATTAAGACCTACCTTGTCAGATAGAATGGGTAAGTCAGTCGCTATCAGCACTCCAAAAGGTTCTAAAAATTGGTATTACCAAGATTATAGAAAAGGAACTAAAGGTGAAGATGGATACAAATCTTGGAATATGCCAACCAATACAAATCCTTTCTTTCCAAAAGATGAGTGGGAACAATTAACCAAAGAACTAGGAGTTGATAATCCTATTTTCAGGCAAGAGTTCTTGGCAGAGTTTATTGATGATGTAGGTGCGGTTTTCAGGAATATACATAGTTGTATTGGTGGAGATTTTGAAGAACCAAAACCTAATATTAAATACTCTATTGGAATTGACCTTGCTAAAACAATGGATTACACAGTGAAAATGGTAATCAGGCACGATACAAGACAAATTGTTTATATGGAAAGATACAATCAAGTGCCATACGACGAACAAATAAATAAAATTATAAGTTTGAGTAAAAGATATAACAATGCTAACATTTTAATTGACTCTACTGGTGTTGGTGACCCTGTTTTTGACATATTAAAGAAACAAGGTGTAAATGTTAAACCATACAAATTTACCAACCCTAGCAAAGAAAACTTAGTTAGAGGACTAATGATTGCTCTAGAAAACAAAGAGATTTCATATCCTAAAATTGATGTTCTAATAGATGAGTTAGAAATGTTTGAATACACTTTGGGAGCAACAGGTGTAATGAGATATAATGCTCCTGAAGGGGAACACGACGATACAGTGATTGCTTTAGCACTAGCGATTAAAGCAGTTGAAGAAAACCATAGTGGAATTCTAGACTTTTATAAAGGAATAAATGAAAAAGAAGAAACAAAATATAATATCAAAAACTTTCAGCAACTTGTTTATTAAACCACTTAAACAAGAAATATCAAAAGAATTAAAGACTTTAAATAAAAAAGAAATAGTAAAGGAAGTAGTAATTGAGAAAGAATTATCAACACCTGCTGAAAGAGAGAATACAACAATACAATCACAACTAATGCAATTTAACGTAAATCCTTCATATTTTAATTCAGTAATGCGACCTAACATTAAAGATAAACCTGAAGGTTATATCAACCCTATTGTTTTAAGAAGTTTCTCAATTGATTACCCTATTGCACGTGCTTGTATTGATTTTATTAAAACTAAAACAACTCAATTAAATTGGGAAATTGTTAAGACTGAAGAAGAGGATACATTAACTAATGACGACTTGGTAAGAAAGAATATAGAAGAGTTCTTTAAGAAACCAAGTGGGCAAGGTTCTTCAATGAGATTATTTTTGGAACAAATTATTGAAGATTATCTAGTAATGGGTTCAGTAACTATTGAAAAGTTAAGAACAAGAGGTGGCAAGATACTTCACCTTTTACCCGTAGATGCAGGAACAATTAAAGTTAGAGTAGATGAGTCAGGAAGATTACCACAATCTCCGTCAATAGCATTTGAACAATGGATAAGAGGTATGAAAACTGCTGAATTAACACAAGATGATTTAATATTTGCTGTAAAAAATGCTAGACCTAATACTATATTTGGACTATCTCCATTAGAGTCATTGGTAATTCAAGTTCAGTCAGCGTTAGCAGGTTCTTTATACAATTGGAAGTTTTTCACCGACTCAAATCAAGCAGAAGGATTTATTGAAGTACCACAGGAATGGACAAAAGACCAAGTAGCAGAGTTTCAAGCATACTTTGATGCAATGATTGCTGGGGACCCTAGATACCAAAGAAGATTAAAGATGATGCCTGGAGGAATGAAATACACTCCTACTAAAAAACCTGAAGATATGGCATTTGAAAGATTTGAACTATGGTTGCTACAACAAACTTGCTCAGTATTTGGTGTCACACCTCAGTCATTAGGATTTACTCAACAGGTAAATAAAGCAACAGCAGAAGTTCAAGGAGATATTACACAAGAAAGAGTTGGAAGAGGATTACAACAATTCATAGAAGAATTATTTACTAATTTAATTCAATACGATATGGGATATGTGGATTACAAATTCAAATTTGTTAATACCGACCCTACAGACTTATTAGAAGAAGCACAAATTGAAGATATTAAAATTAGAAATGGGACATTATCAGTAGATGAAGTTAGAAGAAGAAATGGTATGGAAGAAATTGGACTTACCCATTTTGTTATGACAGGACAAGGACCTATGTTAATTGAGGATATATTGGAAAGAGAAACAGAAGCAACACCTACAACAACAAATCAAAGAAGAACACAAGTTGTTGAGCAAGAAGATATGGAGGATATGGAAGATGATATGGAAGAAGATGAGATGGAAAGAAAAGAATTAGCACAATGGAAGAAATTTTGTATCAATGCTATTAAAGCAGAAGGTAGTCATAAAGATTTTAATGAATTCACAGTTAAATATATTAAATCAGATAAAGAAATTGAGATTAGAAAACAATTAGAAGTTGCAGATGATAAAGCAGACATAGTTAAAATATTTCAATACTATTTGAATAATGATTACAAACAAATAATGGAATTAAGGAAAATGTTTGATGAAATTAGCAAATAAAGACAACTTAAGAAATTTGATTAAGAGAAGTTTAAAAAATCTTAATGTAAATACAACACTTAATGAAATAGAAGCAAGTAGAGAATTCAAAGAAGTAAGAGCAGAATTAGAGGACTTTTTATATAAACAAGTTGAGAAGATAATGGTTACTGAACTTGTTGAACAGGCACTTTTACTAACTAGAAAAGCAGAAACAAATCCACAAATACAATTTTTAATTGAAAAAGAATTAACTACCGTTGCTCCATTTCCAAGATTTTTAATTGACGTAATGGTTAGATTACTAAGTAGAGCAGAACAAATTGCAGGACAAGATGCTTTAGATACCCTACAACCCGGATTAACTTACAGAATTGTTAATACTCCTTACATAAGAGAAAGAGTTAATAAATTATTTCCACAATTAAATACAACAACAGCAAAACAAATCAGTCAGGAACTAGAAGAAGCAAAAGACGGATTTTTAACTATACAAGAAACAATTGATTATGTTTTGGAAAAACAAAGAGAAATGATAAAAAATAGAAGTCAGTTAATTGCTGAAAATGAAGTTGCTAATGTAGCAGGTGCTACTCAAAATGAAGTTTATAGAAAAAGTGGTGTTTTAGTTTTGAAATGGGTAACTTCACAAGACGAGAGAGTATGCCCTATTTGCCAACCATTAAATGGTAAAGTTATAAATGTTAATGGAAATTGGGTAGGTGGTAAAGGTATTGTTGGTAAGTACCCACCAATTCATATAAACTGTAGATGTTTCGTAATTCCTGAAGAAAGGATTGGAAGTCAAGTATGGACAGGACAATAGAACCAAATTTAGAAGAAAAGATAAAAGCAAGAAAGGCAATTGTTCCTTTTCTATACGATATGTTTAAGGGATTAGATAAAGTAGAAATCTCAGATAACAGAAAAACTATTAATGCTATAAATATTCCTGAAATTAAAAAGGCATTAACAGATGCTATTTCAACAATTAAATTTCCTTCAATTACAAAAGTATCAGGACAAGTAGAAATTACAAATCAAAAAGAATTACAAAAGGTTGAAGTTGTAAATCAAGTAGAAGTTCCTGAAATATCTTTTCCTGAATTACAAAAGATTATTGGTGAAGTTAAAGCAACTAATTTACCATTAGGAAATCAAAAAGAAGCAAATTCAAAAACAGCAAATCCTGCCAACTATCTTATCGTCAGATTATCTGATGGACAAAAGTTTATTGATGGAATTGGTGGTGCAACATCCGCACCTATGGGTAGAAGTACCGAGAATATCTATTTAAGAGAAGAATACTCATATACAACTGTTTCAGGTTCTCAAGTTCCTACAATGGTTAAAAAATGGACTGACAATATGGTACTTACTGAAACTTATGAATATGACGCAAATGCCAACCCTATTAAAAAGTTTAGAAGTATAGAACCATACAATGCCTAAAAGATATAACATTAATCCAATTAAAGATTTTGATTTAACAGAATACGAGGCAAAGAAACCTGGACCTGTTGGTGATATTGATTGGGGAGATATTGGTGGAACTTTATCAAATCAAGGTGATTTACAATCAGCATTAGATAGCAAAGTAAATGATACTGGTGACACAATGACAGGTGATTTAGCATTCACCAATGCAGGTATTAACAATGCTAATCAAGTAACTTTCAATACTTCAGCAACAGAAACAATTAGTGAAGGTGTTATGAGTTATAACTCAAATACAGGAAATCTAGAATTAGGTTTAGCAGGTGGCAATGTAGCGGTTGGTTTAGGTAAAGAATTAGTTTTACCTAGAAGAGTTAAAAATAGTTCAGGAACTACAATGTTTAAAGGCACAGTTGTTTATATTTCAGGAGTTGATGGAAATACACCTGTTGTAAGTAGAGCAATAGCAAATTCAGATGCTACTTCTGCTTTTACAATTGGAGTATGTGCTGAAAATATCAATGATGGAAATACAGGTTGGATTTTAACTAATGGATTATTAGCAGGATACAATTTTTCAACATATTCTGTTGGAGATATTTTATATTTATCAGGAACTAATGCCGGAGAATTTACAACTACAAAACCACAAGCACCTACACATTATGTAAGAATTGGTGAGGTTACTAAAGCAACTGCTAGTGGAGAAGCAATTATTACAATATTAAATGGTTATGAATTAGATGAACTTCATAATGTTCAAATTAATTCTGTTCAAACAGGACAGATTTTACAATATCAAACAGATGGATTATGGAAGAATGTAACTTTAAGTGGTGTTATTACGAACCACAATGACCTACAAGGCATTCAAGGTGGAACAACCAACCAATACTACCATTTGACAAATAGCGAACTCACAACCCTTCAAGCAACATCAGGAACAAATACAGGAGATGTAACTGTTATTGATACAACAACTGTTGATTTAACATTGTCTGGTCAGATTTTACAGGCAAATGTAAATCCTACAGGTATTACCCATAATTCTTTAAGTGAATTACAAGGTGGGATTATTGGTGAATTTAATCATTTAACTAATGATGAATTGACAGTTGTAAAAGCAACTAGTGGAAGTAATAGTGGGGATGTAAGTGTTATTGATAGCGACACAATTACTTTTGTTTTATCAGGGCAGGAACTTACTGCTGATGTTATACCTGCTGGATTTGAAGGAGAAATTACACACAATAATTTATTTGGACTACAAGGCGGAGTTTCAGGACAATATAATCATTTAACAAATGCTCAATTAACAGTTGTTCAAAATACAAGTGGAGTAAATACAGGCGACCAAGTTGTTCCACAAGACTCAGCAGGTATCATAAATAATTTCTTAACTTCATATGATGCAACAACAGGTGCTTTTAATAGAGCAAGACCTACTTGGGCAAATATTGATAAAACAACTTCTCCAATCAGTGATTTAAGTAACGTATCAGCAACAACTGCTGAAGATGGACAAGCATTGGTTTTTAATGGTGTAAGTAATCAATGGGAAAATGAAACACTACCTACTCAAATTAACTTAATTGAAAATGCTAATCAAATAAATAATTCAACTAATGGTTATGGAGCATTAAGTGATGGTTGGGCAGAAACAAATACAACATCTGTTCAAGGTGGATTTCCTGACGTTGATTGGAATGGAATTTGGGATACAGGTAATTTTACAGGTATTTGGTATTTGAATGAAACATCAGGTTCAGCAATAGATGACAACGGTATTTATACTTTAACACAGTCATCAGCAATATCTTCCTCTAAAACAAATTCTTTAATGGCAAACAATAGAATAACAAATGGAGCAAATAGATTTTCAGGAACAGTAAGCATTGGAAATGTAGTTGGTAATCAAACATTTATTGCTTATGTAAGACCAAGTAATCCTGCTACAGGAACAGTTCAACATATATGTGGTTGGCACGATGGAACTAGATTTGCGACTTTAAGCATTGGAACAACAGGTAAAGCACAATTTTATATGTCAGGATTGACTGCTAATGTAATTACAAGTGATGTAACTTTGGAGGCAAACAAATGGTATTTGTTAATTGGTAGTTATAGTGCGGATGATACAGAATTGAGATTATATGTAAATGGTGTTTATAAACGAAATGGAGTTGCGGGAACACATACTCTTCCTACTTCAAATGTATTTCAAATAGGACAAGCAAATTCAGCAAATGGTTATAGTGGAAATCTAAATTGTGTTGCTCATATATACAATAATGCTTGGGATTTAGAAAAGATGAATAGTTTATTTGCTAAAACATTATATTCAGGAGTTAAGATTTTAAGAACAGATACAACAAGTGAAATATCTAATTTTCAATTATTACCTAGAGAAGATATGTATAAATATACAGGTAAGACAATTATATTTTCAGCAGAGGTTTATCAAGAAGCAAGTTCAAATGCAAAATTAACTATTTATGGTTCTGGAATGGGTAATCAAGACTCAACTGCTGTAACAGCAACAGGAACTTGGGTTAGTGTAAGTGTTATTGCTAATATTCCTAGTTCTTTACCTGAAATATATTTTAATTTAAGAAGTTCAAGTGGAACAGCAGGTGCTATTTGGTATAGAAACATTAGAGTCAATTACGGAACAACACCAATATCTTTTGGAGTTCATAATCCTAACGATTGGATTAAATTTCCTAGACTTCTTAATTTAGATATACCTGATATGTATGAGGGCAGACCTTATCAATATCAAGAAGATAGGTGGTATCCATATACAACAGTTTGTACACCTGCTGGAACAAGTGCTTCTCAAGCAAATGTAGAATGGAAATATAAAGGAAATACTTGTTATATTAAAGGACAATTAACACAGACTATGACTTCAACAACTTGGACACATACATTGCCAATTTATACAGGATTAAATGAAGTTGCTTATACTAGATTTCTTAAAATCCAAAACAACGCAGGAACACAGGCAGTTGGAAATTGGGCACAACTTTCTCCTGGTTCTGGTAATGCTAGTTTATATGCGACAATAGCAAATGGAACTTGGAGTGCTACATCAGGAGTTAAGATAGTTCAATTAGATAATATATTTTGGGAGATTGATTAACTATGAATGATATTTATTTAGACCCTAAATGGTTTCAAATACTAGCACAAAGAAATGATTTGTTAAAAGAAACAGATTGGACACAATTACCTGACATTGAATTAACAATAGAACAAGTTAATGAAGCAAAGATATACAGACAAAAACTACGAGATATAACTAAAGATTTTACAAATCCTGATGATGTTGTATTTCCTACCAAACCTTCTTTTATAAACTAGTATTTGACAAATAGTTACTTACTGCTGATAATTACCTTAGTTATAGAACGAACCAATAATTATGATTTAAGTTCCGTTAGTACTTATGTATTAGTGGAACTTTTTTTTATGAAAGGAATAAGAAATGCCAATGGGACCTTATAAAGATTTTAGTGCTTGTTTAATGGCATATGGTAAAAAAGGTAGAAGCAAAGCAAGTGCTTCAAGAATTTGTGGTGCTATAAAAGCAAGAACAGAGGGTAAAAAGAAGTTGGAGAAATCAGCAGAGATGAATTTTAATTTTGAAAAATACTTACCAATTTCTAAAGTAAATGATGAAGAAAGAATGGTTTATGGTTATGCCTCCACTCCTGACCTAGATAGTCAAGGTGAAATTGTTGAACTAGAAGCGATTAAAAAAGCATTACCTAGTTATATGAAATTTCCAACTATTAGGGAAATGCATACAACCAATGCTGTAGGTAGAACTAAATCAGCAAAAGTTGATGATAAAGGATTATTCATTCAAGCAAAGATTGTTGATGACAATGCTTGGAAGAAAGTTAAAGAAGGTGTATTTAATGGATTTTCTATTGGTGGTAAAGCAGTTCAAATGATTGGTAATACTATTAAAGAATTGAGATTAACCGAGATTAGTTTAGTAGATGTACCTGCTAACAAATCTGCTGTTATTACATTATTTAAAGCAGATGTAGATGAGGTTTATTCTAAATATCATTCATTGGTTAATATGTCTGCATCTTCATTAGAAAATTGGAGTAAAACAGAATGCTCTAAAAAAGCAAGTTTAAATAGAAGTCCGATTACAAGAAATATCAATTTATTAAAAAAGAAAAAAAGTGAATGGACTTCAGCAGACGTAAGAAGTGCCAACAGAACAATCTCATTCATATCAAGAATGAAAGGTGCTGAACAAGGCAAACCTGTCGCTGATGGTTGTCCTTCAAAAAGAGATATTTCATTAAAAAATTGGGGATACAATCCTTCAACAAGCAAAGTTGAAAAAGCATTAGAAAAGGCAGAAGTTAAAATTGGAGATATGGTTGAGTGGAATTCAAGTGGCGGTAAAGCAAGAGGTAAAGTTACTAGAATAATTAGAAATGGAAAAGTATCAATTCCTGACAGTTCATTTGAAATTACAGGTGATAGTGAAAATCCTGCGTTATTAATTAGAATTTACAGAGAAAAAGATGGAGAAATGAAACCAACTGACAAAATTGTAGGACACAAAATGAAAACTGTTAGAAGAATTGGTAAAGGTGAAGTTGAAGAGATTATTAAGTTTAATTTTTCTTGGGAGGAGGTGAGTCAGTTGGAAGAAATCAAAAAACACGAAGACAATGTTGAAATTGTTGAAGGTATTGAGGAAACACAAGTTGTTAATGAAGAACAAGTTGTTGTAGAGGAAAGTTTATCTGAAGATGAGAAAGCAGAGGTTGAAGATGTTTTAGCAGAAATTACAGATGCGGATGTTGAACAAGCAATAGCAGAGGTAGTTGAAGCAGACACAGAAACCGAAGCAGAAAAATCAGAGAAACTAACTGATAACCTCATAATAGAAGAAACATTGGGTAAAATTGAGAAAATGGAAAAGGCATACGAGAAACAAATTGAAAAGTTTGACTCTATTGAAAAAATGGATAAAGCAATATCTAAACTTACTTCTATTGTTGAGAAGTTAAGTGAGAGATTAGAAAAGGTTGAAAGCACACCTGCAGAATCTAAAACTAAAGCAAGTTTTCTAGTAGAAAAAACTTTAGGTGGAGTTCAAATTGAAAAAAGAGAATCTGTTGAATTAGAAAAAGCAAAATCAGAGTTTGCAGACCTTATGAGAATAAGAGAAACTAACCCTGAAAGATATGCTTTGGAAAAGATGTCAGATAGAGCATTTGAGTTGAAAGACAAGATTGCAAGACTAAGTAATTAAGTAATAAATTAAATTTTGAAAGGTGGTGAATAAAGTAATGAATATACAGGACATTCAAAAAGGATTGTTAGCAGACACAGAATTTCTAAATCAGTTTAAATCTGAATTAGCAAAAGGTGCTGAAGTAAAAACAACTTATACATTTGACCCATCTGTTAGAAGTATTTTCTCTCCTGAAAATCTTGAAGCAGACGTTAAATTATTAGTTCCTACTGATACTCCGTTAAGAAACAGATTACCTAGAACAAGAGGTTTTGGAGAAGCATCTGCTTGGAAAAGACTTACATCTAGATTAAATATGGGTAGTGATGGATACAATATGGGAACTAACACAACAGTTGTATTTGCAGACGCAGGTGCACCTAACGAAACTTCACAAACTTATTCAGTTGTTTCTGCTCCGTACAAACTATTAGGAAGAAAAATTGAAGTTGGTGTTCTTGCCAATACTGCTTCAAGAGGTGGAATCACACCTGAAACAGATATGTTTGCACACAGACAAAGAATAAAGATGTTAGAAGTTATGCTTGGAGAAGAAGAATTGATAATTGGAGGTGACTCAACAAAAGGTTCTGGACTAGAGTTTGACGGACTTGGAAAACAAATCACAACAAACTCAGGAACAGCATCATTGTTAACTGCTTCTGGAATTGGAGTTTATTGTGAAACTCTTTACAGAAATGGTGCATCACCAACAATGTTAATTGCTTCTGCAAGACAAACTAGAGCATTAGCAGATGAACTACAAGGAACAGGAAGTATCCAAAGAATTATGGTAGATAATCAAGGAAATGGTATTGGAGGAGTTAGATTAGCAAAAATTGTTAATCCGATTGACGGTACATTAATTGATATTATGCCTTCTAGATACGTTGGTGGAAACGCCTTCCTATTGACCGAAAGAAGTGCTGCTGGTGAAGTTTGGATTGATATGCAAGACCTAATACCTATGTCTAGAGTAGATGTTCCATCATCAAACTTATCTATGATTAGTTTCGTTTATGAGGCAACTGTTCTAAGGGTAATTGGAGAACCATACCAATACAAGATTGCTGGATTAGCAATATAGTTTTGTTTAGTTGGGTAGTGTTCCTCATAGTCACTATCCAACTATATGAGGAAATAAAACTTTATGGCATACATAACTAGAGAGGAATTAAAAAGATTATATCCAACAGTAGATTACACTATTTATAGTGATGCTACTTTAGATGAAATATTAGAATTTGCTACTGAAAAAGTAGATGATTATTGTGAGCAATCATTTGGGGTAGAAACTTTAACTGATGAAATCTCAAAAGCATTTATTGATTCAGATAATTCTTTAATTATATTTCCTAGAAAAGTTCCTTTAATTTCTATTTCAGCAGTAAGTATTGTTAAAGGTTCAGCAGAAGTTGATATAACTTTAACTAACGGATTAAATCAAAATATTTACACAATACCCTCTTCCGCAGATAGAATTATATTTCCAATTGGAGATATATCTTTACAATCAGTTAGTATCTTAGATTTTGGAACATTAAGAAATGTAGATTTTTATTCAAAAATTACATACCAAGCAGGATATGCAACAATTCCACCTGTTATTAAAGAGGCAACTGCTTTATTTGCTCTAGAAAGTATTACAAGAAATTTGAATATCACAGGTGCTAGTTCCGTATCACAAGGTGGAATAAGTATCAGTTATGGTTCAAATGGGGGTAGTACTAAATTGAGTAATGAGGCACAGCGACTATTAGCAGGATTTGTTAAAGTCACTGGTTGGTGATTTATGATACCTATCAATACACATAAAGCAACATTTTATAAACTATTACCTGATAACTCTGATGCAAATAAAGAAGGTTACGTTGTTGTTAATAATCTAATAGGTATAAGTTGCAACATACAACCAACTACAGCAAATCCAACAGAGATGGCAACAGGAATGTTTTCTAATACCCACATTATGTATATTTCACCAACTTATTCAGGAATTAGAACAGGATACAGAGTTTTAATTTCAGGAATGTATGATGGAGAATTTAACAGGGTATTAACTGTAGAAGGAGTAGAAGATTGGAGTAAAGGACCTTTACCACACTACGAAGTAAATTTGTCCGAGCAACAAAAATGATTAGAGTTAAAGTAGAAGGATTAACAGAATTAATTGAGAATATGGGAGCAACTAGAACTATGGTTAAACCTTTAATAGCAGGAACATTAAACCAAGTAGCAACTCAAATAAAATATGATGCAAGAAACATTGCACCAATTGCTTTTGGTAAATTAAAAGGTGGTATTAGTCATACAGTTAAAAAGAGTTCGTTAGAGGGCATTGTTTGGAGTAAAGAAAAATATGGTGTATTTGTGGAAAGAGGTACAAGACCACACTTTCCTCCTATTGAACCTTTAAAAAGATGGAGTGCTTTGAAATTAGGTAATCCTAACCTTGCTTGGGCAGTTGCTAAAAAGATTGCTAGAGAAGGAACAGATGCACAACCATTTATGCAACCTGCTTTGGATAAGAATATATTTTTTATGAAAAAGAAATTTGGAGAATTAGCACAACAATTAGTAACTGTTATGAAATATGGAAATAGAATATGAGTGTAAATAGAATAGAAACAATTAAACAAATTATAGTCAATAAAGTTCAAGGATTAAGTCATATAAGGCATACCTATAACTACGAAAATGCTAACCCACAAGGTTTTCCATTTGCTACTGTCACACTAGATAGTTTTGACGGACAATTTGCTGACTTTTCTGCTATCTCAAAAAGAAACATTAGAAATTGGAACTTTTTAGTAAGAGTATATGTTGAAAGAGATGAAGCAAGTTTTGGAAGTGAAAAGGCAGAAAGAGTAGCAGTTGAAACAGCAGATGAACTACTAATAGCATTTGATAATGACCTTACCTTAGGTGGTGAAGTTAAAATGGTTCAGGTAGTCAGTGGAAGTTTCACAAATGAGCAAATAGGTAATACAGTAAGGGTAATAGAATTCGTAATAAATTGTATGGATGTGGTAAATGCATCTTAATTTTGAAAGGTGGTGATTAAATTATGTCATTAGTAATAGGAAGGCAAGGATATTTAGGATTAGCAATAGAAGGTACTTCAGGAACTCCTGAATCCTCTCCAAGTGTTTATATTCCTTTTACCGATAATTCCTTGGAAGTTATTGCTGAAAAATATATGGATGTTTCATCAAGAGCAAGTAGAGTGTTAAATCACGATGCTATAGCAGGAAGAAATAGAACAGAAGGCGATATTGGTATGTATTTAGATGCAACTAATTCAGGTTATCTGTTTAAGTTAGCGTTAGGACAAGAGGTTAAAACACAAGTTAGTGTTTCACCTGCAGTAGATAATCACCAATTTTTCGTAACTGCTTCAGGAAACTCTCCATTAACAGCAACACTATGGAACTTTAGAGGTACGGGACCTGCTGTAAAGCAATCAAGCAGAATGGCAGTAAATACTTTAGAGTTAGAAGTAACTAACGATGGACTTGCAACTATGACTGCTAATTTTATGGGTAATGAAAGTAATAATACTTCAGCACCTACATTAGCAACAACTTCAGGAACTATCTTATCTTGGGCAAATGGTTGTTTAAGATTTGGAGATACTGTAGCAGAAGCAATTGCTTCAGCACCTACAAAGATTACAAACTTTACAATGTCTATAAATAATAACGTTGAATTGTTATACAGATGTGGAAGTGGTAATCCGGACGGAGTAATAGCAAATGCTGTTGAAGTTACTGGTAGTTATACCTTGTATTTTGAAGATGATACTCATTTGAATTACTATGTAAATAATTCTAAAAAAGCAATGGTTCTTACCCTAGAAGGTGCAAATCTTGGAGGAGTAAATGAACAATTACAAATTGCATTTGATAGAGTTGTTCTAACAGAAAAAACAATTGAAACAGGACAAGATACATTGTTCGCACTTCAAGCAACATATTCAGCAATTCAAGACACTAATAAACAATTAGTAGTTGTGAATTTACAGAACGGTAAAACCACCGTATATTAGGTTTCTGAGTGGTGAAATGCCACTCAAATAAAAGATGGTAGAATACATTTATGGAATTGAAATCAATAATTAAAACAGTTATTAAAGAATACCCACAAGACCCTGAATTAAAAGTTAAATTCTACACAGATTTACCAATTGGAATAGCAGATAAATTACAAGATGAAACAATGCCTGATTTAGAAAAGATGATTTTCTTTGCTAAACATATTGTTAGTGATTGGAACTTTGCTGATGAAAATGGAGTTAAATTAGAAGTGACAGAAGAAAACATTAGAATTCTAAACGTTAGCATTGTTACTTGGATTATTGAAATTGCGACTGATTTAATAAAACCTGATGCAGATAAAAAAAAAGAATAACTAAAGAACTTATTGGTTTTCTATCTTCCAAAAAAGGAAGAACAAATATTCCTGAATACAAAATGATGAAGTTTTGTGAGACCTTTGGAGTTTCACCAATTGACTATTATTTGATACCATCAAAGACGGTAGATTTATTTTTTATGATGAAAAATTTGGAAGGACAATTTGATGGACAAAGAACTGAAAATAGTAATATCAGCAGACGATAGAGCAACACCTACTATTTCAAAATTAGAAAACAAATTAAAAGGTACATCAAAAGAATTTGATAATACAACAATATCCACACAAGGATTTGGTAGTGCCATTACTAAAGCAAACGTGATTGCTGGTTTAGCAGTTGAAGGTATCAAAGCATTAGGAACTGCTCTGATTAACTTAGGTAGAGATGCAATTCAATCAACAGCAGATTTTGAACAATCAAGAATAGCATTTGACACAATGCTTGGTAGTGCCGCAAAAGGTGCAAAGTTAATGCAAGAGATTTCAGATTTTGCTGTTAAAACACCATTTGAATTACCTGAATTAGTTGATGCCTCAAAAAGATTGTTAGCATATAACATTGAAGCAGAAAAAATTATTCCAACTATGACAATGTTGGGGAATATTACAGCAGGAGTTGGTAGAGAAAAACTACCTCAACTTATCCTTGCCTTTGGACAGGTAAAAGCATCAACAAAATTAACAGGTGCTGAGTTAAGGCAATTTACTGAAGCAGGTGTTCCTTTGTTAGATGCCCTTGTTAAAAAGGCAAATGAAGGTGGGGGAGCATTAGTTAAAGTTGGTGGTGCCTCAAAAGAATTAACAAGAGAAGCAGCAAAGTTAAATAAAAAATTAGATGACCAAAGATTTAAGTTGGATTATATGGCGAAAAACGGGGATAAAGGTGAAAAAGCATACAAAAACTTAGAGGAGCAAATTAAATTTACCAAAGCACAAATTAAAGACTTAGGACCAATAAGTGAAGGTTCATTCCAAAAAGTTCAAGTAACAGCAGAACAAATGATTGAAAAAATATCCGATGGAGAAGTTACTTTTCAACAAGTTGAAGAGGCATTAAAAACCCTATCAGGTGAAGGTGGGAAGTTCTTTAACTTAATGGAAAGGCAATCTAATACTTTTAGTGGAAGATTAAGTAACATCAATGACCAATTTGGTAGATTACAAAGAAGCATTATGGGTATGAATGAAGCAGGAGATATTCAAGAGGGTGGTTTATTTGACAGATTATCTAAAGGTTTATTGTTTTTTATGGAATCTTTAGATGCAAATTCTCCACAGATTTTGGAAGCATTTAACTATATTGGAAATGCAGTTATGGAATTAGGTAAGTTTATTGGAGGTGCTGCTACAGATTTTTGGACTAAGTATGGTGCTGATATTACTTACGTATTACAAGGACTTTGGGATTTTATAAAGTTTGTTGTTAGTGGAATTGTTTGGATTTGGCAAAATGACTTTGCTTATATTAGAACTATTATTACTTATGTTTTAGATAGCATAGTATCAATGTTTGAAGGTGCTTTTAAGGTACTTCTAAATATTTTAAAGTTTTTCGTAGCATTATTTAAGGGAGATTGGAATGCTATGTTTGAAGCAGGAAAGCAGATACTTATTGGATTTTTGGAAACAATAAATGGATTATTTAACAGGATACCAACTCTAATTTGGGAAGGATTAAAGTTAGGATATGAAAACTTAACAAAATGGTTGGGGGATATGTGGAAGTCAGTTAGTGAATGGGGGGATAAAGTTAGAAATAAAATCAAAGATGCTTTTGATTGGAACAAAAAAGGTTCTCCATCATATAACGATTTAATGACTGAAACAGAAAAACAAAGTAAGAAGAAATTAAATATAATTTTGGATAATGGATATATGAGTAGATTTGGAAACTCACCTACAAGTTCAACTCCTTTAACATCTAATAGTGTGAATATTAACTTTAATGGAAATATGTCAGTTAGAAGTGATAATGATATAACTGCAATAGCACAAGAAATTAAAAGAATGATTAACAGAGAGGATGTATTATTTTCTAAAGGATTATACTAATGAGATACGGAGAATTAGAATTACAAACAAATGAAATTATAGTTAGTTCTGTTCAATACAGACAAATGGCAGAACGGGTTATGAATACTTCACCAATTTCTAGAAGAAGTGGTAATAAATATCTTTCTGATGAATTTACAACCAAAACAATTGTAATGGAAGGCCACGTTGTTTCTAACTCTACTTCAGGACTTATTGGAGTTGTAGATAATATGCACAGGTATTTAGCATTATCTCAACAAGATTTGATTATTGATGATACTGACAGAGTTTATATTGCTACTTGTTCAAAAGCAGAATTTCCTGAATTATCTTTTACAAGAAGCACAACACCATTTACATTAGAATTTTTATCAGTTCAACCATATGCTTATGGCGATAACTTAAATGCCACATTTGTAATGCCAAGTGGAGTAACTACTCAAACAATCACAACTTATATTTCAGGTAGTGCTTATGCTGAACCACAATTATCTTTAACTACAATTGGAACCGCAGGAAATGCCGGATTTACAAAGATACAAGTTAATCATACAAATACAGGAGGACAAGTTGTTATTAGTGGAACTTGGAGTCAGAATACAGAAACTGTTTTAAACTATGACAATGCCACAATTACTATTAGTGGATTATTAACAGATTACACAGGTAATTTTACAAGTTTCCCTGTAGGTACAAATTCATTACAAATATCATTTACGGGTAATAACGATTTTGGTGTTTCAGGACAACTTACTTATTTACCAAGATTTTATTTCTAATGTATGCACTTACCTGATTATCCAACTACAAAGAAAACTTTTACTTACAAAGTATATTCAAAATCAAGTTATGAGTGGGATACTTTAGTTTGGGACGTAGATACTTGGAGTACTGGAACAGAAAAAGCAATTGTTGGTATTTGGAAGAATGATGTAATTTCTGACCCTAGTTTTAGAAGTGTTATAAACTCAGGTGATGCTGAAATGGAAATAACTTTAGCAAGACCATTTGATAACTTTGGAGAAGGACAAGATATTCAATTAAATAATACTGTTGAGTGCCGGGTATTTGATAAAGAAGCACCTAATGGAACTTTAATTTTTACAGGTTATATATCTTCATATTCACCTATTTTAGATGATGATAATAGTTATTTAACAGTTTATGTAAGAGGTGTTGCTGATACTTTAGCAAATAGAATGTTAAGGGATAGTTCAGGAAATACCACTATTGCTTATAATTCAAAAGACCCTAGTTTTATTATGAGGGATATTATTACCAAATTTAGAGATAATGATTTAGGAGAAATATTCTATACTGCTAATTCAATTAAAGATACTAATACAACTGTATCTTACACATTTAGTACCAATACTTATAAAGAGGCATTAGATAAAGTTATAGAACTATGTCCATACTTTTGGTATTACAGAATTGACCCTGATGGATTAGTTACATTAGATGAAAAAACAACAATTATTGACCATCAAATATCTACTAAAAAAGACATCGCTTATTTAAGACCTGAAAGAAATATTGAAGATTTTGGAAATGATGTTTATTTTACAGGTGGGGAAGTTGCAGGTTCTAATTTATTTTTAAGAACTACCGACCCTACTTCAATTGATGATTACGGTAGAGTTGTTATAAGACTTCAAGATGGGAGAGTAACTGATTCTTTGACTGCTCAAATAATGACTAATAGAGTTTTATTTGAAAAGTCAGAACCTACAAGAAGAACTGTTGTTAGAATTTTAGATAGTAATGGTACTAACTTTCCAACTAATACTGGTTATGATATTGAATCAATTAAAGTTGGACAAAATATACAAATTAGTGAGTTGACAGGTGCTGTTCCAAATCCAACTAAATGGGATAACTTTTACTGGGACGGTAATTTGTGGGACAATATTAAGAGTGCTAACATAGCAGATATTATGCAGATAACTTCTTTGACATATAATCCTGACTATGTTGAAGTAGAAGCAACAACAAGGTTGCCTGAAATAAGTAAGAGAATTGAGGATATAAAGAGGAATTTGGATAGAAACAATTATTTACTTAATCCAAATGCACCTACAAATTTTTAAGAAAGGAAATAAAAAATGGCAGTACTAAATACATTTACACCGAATACAACAGCGAAAGCAAGTGAGGTTAATCAAAACTTTACTAATATCAATGCTCAAATAAATCCTGAACATAACAATGATGGAACACATAGCATAATTAACTACACAGCAATTAAACAAAATATTGTGACTGTTGCTGATGGTGCAACTATAACTTTTGACCTAAATACATCAAACATTTTTTCTGTAATTCTTGGTGCTTCAGGAAGAACTTTAGCATTATCAAATGCTAAAGCAGGGCAATGTTTTATTCTTAGGTTAGTTCAAGGTGGTTCAGGTTCTAACACAGTTAATTGGTTTTCAACAATTAAATGGGCAGGTGGAACAGCACCAACTTTAACAGCGACAAATGGAAAGGTGGACGTCTTTGGATTTATTTGCACTTCAAGTGGATTCTATGACGGATTTATTGTAGGAATAAATTTATAATGTACGAAACTATTAAATTAGATTCATCATTTACAGAAGATAATGCTAATTTCAATTACAATAGTAATTTGACAATTGGTGCTAACAACAATAGAGTAGTTTTCTTTATTGCTTGTTTTAATAATGCATCTGTAACTATCTCAAATAATACTTTTGCTGGACAGGCAATGACTGTTGCAGTTCAAAGAAGTTCTAACAATATGACAGTTTATATTTCATACCTTGTGAATCCTCCTGTTGGAACAAATTTAATGTATGCTGATTTTAGTGGTTCAGTACCACATCTTGGCACAGCAATATGTTTTTACAATGTAAATACCACAAATCCATTATATGCAACAAGAGATTTTGGAACACCTGCTGGTTCTTATACGGGGGCGATAGCAGTTCCTGAAAATGGATTATTTTTAGATTCTATTGCTCCTGATGGTAACGCTGTTATTTCTCCAAATGCTGGGCAAACTTTAATTGCAAGAAAAAACGGAACATATGGAGCATTAGGACAATCATACAGAATATTTACAACTGCTAATGCTAGTTATGTCGCAAGTTGGGACAATAACACTTTTCAAAACACAACTGTTTATGCTGAAGCAGTATTTAACCCTGCTATAAGGCAAGGAGGTTCTTTTGTGTATAACTTACTATGAGGGTAGATGAAAGAATGGCAAAATTAGAGGAGAAGGTTGAAAACATCAAAGAAAGTTTAGATGACGTTGTAAAAAACAAATTACCCTCAATTGAAAGAAAAATAGAGCATTTAGGAAGATACATTTACATTGGAATTGGACTTGCTATGGCAATACAACTCGCATTAACCCACTTTTACAAAAACTAAAATTCAATATACATTTTAAGTATGGAAAAATTTGCACAATTAGCAATTCTTTTAATTGTTTTAATTTTAATTATTTTTTTATCAATTATCTTTTTTGGTAGAGATAGTTATAGATATGAATGCCAAGACCCTGAAATGTGGAGTATGCCTGTTTGTAATCCACCAATTTGTGAAACTTCAGGAACTTGTACAAAAGACATAATTCACAGAGTAGAAAAAGTAGCAATTGATGAAGGAATTACAGATGAAAAAGATAAGAAGTGAAGATTTAGATGTATTGTTAAAGTTTATTGTAGGTGTAATTCTTGCAATGACACTAGCAGGAATTATATTTACAGTTTTGTATTCTTTGATATTTGTTACTCAACCTATTGGTTTTCAATCTCCAAATGATGCCGAATTCTTTAAGTTAATTTCTCCAATAGCAACATTTTTAACAGGTGCATTATCAGGTATTATGTTAACAAAGAAGGATGCTCACTCAGATGATGAAGAAAGTAATAACAAAAAGAAAGGAAAATAAAATGAATTTAAAAGAATTTATTAAAAAGTATGAAAACAAAGCAGTAGATGTAGATGGAAACTACGGTGCTCAGTGTGTGGATTTATTCAATAGATATTGTATGGATGTTTGGGGAATTAAAGAACCTATTAAAGAATTTCCTGTGGCATCTGCTTATCAGTTATACGATATGGCAAAAAAGAAATCTAACTTTGAAACTGTATTTAATAACCCTAATGCTGTTCCACAAGCAGGAGACGTAATCATTTGGAATCAAGGAGTTGGACCTCACGGACACGTGGGTATTTACGTTGAAGGTGATGTTATGAAATTTACAGCATTTGAACAAAATTGGAACAATATCCAAAAATCAGTTAAAAATCCACATACATACAATCACGTTCAAGGTTGGTTTAGATTAAAAAAATAAAGAAAAAGGAACTGTTTATCTTGCGTCACAGTTCCTAAATCTTTATTATTTGGCGTCAGTAACGAAGTTCTACTTGTAGATTTAATTTACCGAATTAAAGTATTCACTTTAAAAGGATTTCTTTCTACAACTTAAAACTTTATACTGTTGTTTTATTAAGTTGTAATTACATTATAACATTTTTTATTATTTTTATATTTGGTAAAATATGAATATGAAAAATAAAAGAGGAGTAAAAACAATTAAATTAACTCTTACTGAAAAAGTTAAAAAAGTTGTTTTAACATTACTTCAAAAAATATTAACTAAATTAAAATAAAATAGTTATTTAATATATTCATCATAAAATGCCTTTTCAAGAAGTTTGGGATTTTTTTTAACTTTCAAAAAGCAATCTTTATCTAGCAAATATTTTTTATTTCTGTAAAAAACTTCAATAGGTTTATTGTAAAAATGTTTATGCCATTTACCCTCTGACTTTGAAAATCCAATTCCAATAGAGCAAAGACCACATCTCAGAGTAATTTCATCTTTCTGACGATAGTCTTTTTTAATGTGTTGCACGATTTAATTATAAATGAAATCTAAAATCCACAAAATTCAAAATGTTGAGGCATAATTAACTTTAGTTCTAGATTAAAAAATTAAAGAAAGGATACCTCAACAATATGGATTATAACAATGAAATAATACCACACCAAGAACTAGAAGAGCAATTTTTCAAACCAAAGTTTATACCATTTTACCCACATATTCAGCAACAATATGACCTATCAGTTACTGAAACCTTATTATTTGCTTTTATAGATTTTTATTTAACCTCTGCCTCTGACAAGTTCTATTTCAGCAATGATAGGTTAGGTAAAATGTTTGGAATTAGTGGCAAAACAATCCAAAGAAATATAGCAAAACTAGAGTCATTAAAACTAATATATGTTTGGGAACATTATGAAGTAGGAACAGGAACAATTAGATTTATAACCAAAGAACAAATTGTCCACGAGATGGACAAATTGTCCACCTATAATAATAAATATATAAATAATAAATTATTAACTAATAAACAATTAACTAATAACGTTAATAATAAACAGTTAATAGATAACAGTAACCTAACACCTAACACCTTATCTCCTAGAACCCGTAACCTAACACCTAGGGTAAATAAACATTTAATAACCGAAGAAGAGATTGCTTGGTTAAATGATTTAGATGAAAACACCGTTCAAGAATTAGTTGCCAAAATAAATTGCACAGAACAACAAGTTAGAGATTTTGCCGTAGGAGTTGCCGAACAATGCCAAATCAAACAATACAAGTATGCCGATTACAAATTGGTTTTAAGAAATTGGTTAAGAAACAAATATGGCAAGAGATTAAGTGAAAAAGAAGAGAAGTTAAAATTTTTGGAAGAAGTCAGGAAACAATATCCTGGCATCACCATATCCGGAGGAGGTTACGATGGACTATAACTAAAAAATTGAAACAACTGAATATTGTACTTTTTGATTTATTATTAAGTTTAAGAAAGGAAGCGTCTGCCAAATGCAAAACTATGAGGATTTAATTAAAGACTATATCCAAAAAGGTTTGAACATTATACCTGTTAAGTTGGACAAAAGACCTGCGATAAATTCCTGGGTTGAGTTCCAAACTTCCAAAATTGATGTTAATAAATTCAATGAGTTATACCAAGAAGCAAGAAGAAAAGGCATTGTTGTAAATGGCATTGCAGTTATTACAGGAAAAATCAGTGGCATAACAGTTATTGATTTTGACAATGGTTCCAAAGACATTTTAGAAGGAACTGAAACACCGACAGTAAAAACTGGTTCAGGTGGCAAACATTATTATTTCAAATACACCGATAAACTAAAACAATCAGCAAATGCGGAATTAAAAATAGATGTGAGAAATGACGGAGGTTATGCCGTAATGCCACCTAGCAAATCTGAAAAGGGAAATTATGAGTGGGTAAAGGATATGCAAACACCACTCCTAGAAGTTCCACAATGGGTTATAAACCACTTAAATCAAAAAGATGGGAATAGTTCCACCTCTACTAAAAAATGGGATTATAAAGGCGTTGGAGAAGGTGGTAGAAATTCTAGGGCAGTATCAGTAGTAGGAGATCTTATAAATAAGTTCAAACACAAACCTGATGTTGCTTGGGAATTGTTCCAAGGTTGGAATTTAACTAACAAACCACCATTGGAAATAACTGAATTAGAGAATATATTCCAATGGTGTTTTGAGAAAGACAAACAAAATGAACAAACAAGTGTAGTAAATAGTTCTAAACCATTATACCAGCAAACTTTAGAAGAATTAACTACAATTGAACAAAGAGAAATGCTATCAACAGGTGTAGCCGATATTGATAAAGATTTCCTTCATCCAACAGGTTATTACGTAATTCTTGCTAATCCGGGAGTTGGTAAAGGTTTTTGGGCATTATGGTTGACTAAAAAGTTTTGGTTAAGGCACCAAAAAAGAACTGTGTATTTTTCATTAGAAATGACCACAGACTTAATCAAAAAAAGAATTCTCCAACAATGGAGTGGTTTAACTGAAGCAGAGTTTAATCATATTATGGATTCAAAGAACTTCAAACAACTGCAACCTGCAATAGATATGCTACAAGCAGATATGTTCAGGGTAGATGAATTTGGAGGTAGTGATACTTCACAAGTTAAACCTGAAATCTTTAAGAAGAAATTTGATTATTACTACAACTTGGGATTTAGGATTTTTCATTTTGACCACCTACACGAAATTGAGGGAGCAGGAACAAATGAAACAAATCAAGGAATAACTGAAACTTGGGCAAAGACATTTCAAGGTATCTGTAAAGATTACCCTGATACTTGGTTATTTGTATTCGCACAACCAAAATCATCATCAGTATCTAAAACATTTTTAGATAAAACTGATATTAAAGGTAGCAAAACAATAACTGAAAAATGTGAGTTCTTTTATTCGTTAAACAGAAAAATTGAGATTGATAAAGAAAATGGATTACCTAGGGTAGTTAATGATGACAGGAATGTATTTGTATTCTTGGATAAAAACAGAATAACTTCACAGCAATACAAGGCATTTTCATTCTACTTCAGTTTAACTGCAAACTTCCTAGGTAAATCTGAAAAAGGTAATTTAGTTGGTTTCTTTAAGGAGTAAATATGTTATTTGATATGCAAGAAATAGAACAAAAATTAGATTGGGATATAGTACCAATGCTTAAAGGACAGCACGATAGATTAAAACTATACTTTCCTGACCAAGATGCACCTTATTGGGCATTTGTAGGTAATGAAAATTGGATAATAACTAGGAGTGTTGATGGGAATACAGGTAAGGTATTTTTCAGTATTTATGAAAGAAATTCATTTATCTGGGGAACTTACAAATACCTGAAAGATAAAGGTGAAATGGACAAGTATTGGCAAAGCAGGGCAACTCAAAATAAAACTGTTGTATAATAACTAATTATGTTATAATACACATAACCAATGCTGTCCGCAGAAGGTTTGGGGGTAGGATGCTGGGCAGGACCCTACCCTCATTAAAAAACTATGAGAAACATAACTGTAATAGACCAAGATTGGTATAAAAGTTTAATAGAAGATTGTGAATCAATAATTGTTGAGAAAGAGTTTGAACACAGGATTAGTTTAATTGAAGGTTACCACCAACTAGGAAACAGAATATTACAGGATACAGATAAGTTTGAAATGGGAACAGAACAGGCAGTGCAAGAGGTTGCACTTGCTATTAAAAAAAGCAGAAGAACCATAATGTATGCTGTTAAATTTGCTAAAACTTACCCTGACCTAAACTTGCTAAACGAAGGTAAAAACATTACTTGGAGCAAGATAGTTAGAAAGCATTTAACAGAACCTACTGAACCTGAATTGTTACCTTTACCCGTACCTAGAAGTATGGAAGATATACTAATCAAAAATGCTTCTTGGTTAGTAGAAACTATGAAACAAAGTAAAAACGGTATTACATTTTTCTTGCCTAATGAAAGAATAGAAAATGAGATTTTATAAAAAAGAAATATATCAAGATAATGAATTTGGAAAGGTTATACCTAGTGTTAATAAACTAGCAGAAATCCTTCAGGTATCTCAACCTTATATGCACAAGGTTATGACTAATCAAACCATCATCTCTGAAAAGCAATATGTAAGGTTCAAAAAGACCCTAGAGAAGTTTCAAAAATCAGCAAATACAATCCTAGAAAAATAATTGTATTTTACAATCCTGTTAATGAGGTAGATGCCCCACTTCAGGACTCACCTATTTTTGACATTATAACCAATTATGTTATAATAGATTTAGTAGTAAATTGGAGAAAGGAAAAAGATGAAAAACAAAACTCCAAACAAAATGTATAAATTTCAAATACTAAAGGACGGAGAAGTTCTTAAATATGAGTTCAATGAGGAAGATACAAGATTTATTATTGAACAATTATTTGATTGGGAGTTAATCCAAGAAAGAATTGATTATACCTACAAAGGTAGATATTACTCTTTGGAACAAATCTTAAATAGATTTATTGAAGAAATAACTATTATGAGAGATTGGGACGGAAAGTATTTAGAAGAAAAGGTATTCCAAGAACAAAGAACCAATGAAGTTCTTAAAGTATTGGATTTTATGAACTCAAGAACTAAGTAATTTACAGGTTTGCTAGTTCCTACCAAAAACTAGCAGAAAGAAAACAAGATGAAACAAGTAAGTATAAATGTAAAGTTAATAAAAGGTGGTGCTGAAGGTATGGTTTTAAGAGCAACTTTTAAGGAGAACCTACCTTGGAAAGTAATCAAAAAAGATTACAAAGTTGTATCAGGTAAAAATGTACAAAGGTTTATTGAGGTTTTAATTAGAAATGGATTTGAAACTGAAAGAAAACAAGAAGTTACCAACAACCTACATAACTACATTGCTAAGTTGCAAACAAAAAATCAAAAGGCAAAAAAACAAATGACCGAACAAGAAGCATATAGGAATTGGGAGAATATCTTAACTCAAACCCTAAACAAGATGATTGCGGAAGGTTACTAAAGTTTTGACATTATAACTAATTATGTTATAATAATAGTAGTAAAAAATTATGGAAGAAATAAAAAAGATGAAACAATTTTATTCTCAAGAACTATCCAACGGTGCTACCCTGTATTCAATTATCAAGACTGATTCCAACCAACCAATGACTGAGCAAGGTATGGACATTATGTTTATCTCAATGATTAACTTTGCTAGACCTAACACAGCAACAAGAACAATCAAGTTTAGATACGACTACCTCAAACAAGCAGGTATGTCTTTTGACCAACCAACAGTTGAGTATTTAGATTCAATAACTTTAGATATTATTGGCAAGTTTAAGATTTAAGAAAGGAGGATACAAGATGATACTTAATAAAAACATACCTGTGTATTCTGAACAATTATCAGAAAATCTCAAAAGAAAATTAGCATATGATATTTATGAAGTTTTAATGAACTCAAGAGAAGCATTAAAGTATGCCGAAGAAATAAAAAAAGATATGCACAAGTCCATAACCATAGAAGATATTTTGTGGGAAGTTGCCTACTACAACCTAGAAAATGACTTTTACAAATTAGAAGTAAATACAGTAATTAAATTAAAAAGGAACTAAAGATGATAAACAAACTAACTCAAAAACAAGTATTAAACTCATTAAAAGCAATTCAGCAAAATCACGAAAGAACAGAACTAGAAAAAGCAACTGCTAGGATACTTTCAAACAACATAACTGTTGAAGAAAATCCACAAAGATGGTTTAGATTATTCTGGGAAAATGATGGTTGCCAATCAGGACTTGTTAAAGAAATGATTTTTTACAAGGACACCTACCAATTCTTTGATAAACATAGCGAAGAAATCCTTGGTTTATTTAAACAAGAGGTTGAGAGTGGTTTTAAGTGCTCACCTGATATGTTTACTAAATCAGAGTTAAGTCATTTTGCCTTTGAGCAAGTTGCTTCAGATATACAAGTAGAAATTTATAATCAAGGAGAAATTAAAAATGATTGAATTTGTAATGGATGACAGACACACAAGTGAGTTATCAGGATTTGAATTTGAAGGTATTAAAAGCAATTGGAAGAGTGAAATGCATACTAGGATTATTAATAATGCCGACAAACCTTTAGAAGTATGGAGTTTTGTTGATTACAAACAAACACAAACAAATAAACTGTTAGCAGAAAATATCTACATAGAACTATTTGTTGATGGTAAATTAAAAAATGGTAAAGATACTTTCAAAGTTTGGAAGAGATTAGGAATACCATTTACCATACAACCAAAACAAATTGTTGCAGTTGATATGT